GTTGGATCTTCCCCTACGTGAGCAAAAGTAACAGTATCATGTAAAGCGATGTATTTAGACACCTTGGATGAGTGTAATCGCAATTCCTCGATCAGTTGATCGTAGGTGTGAAGAGTGTCAATAAACAAAAAATCTGTAGGCTCTATTTCAACCTTTAAAGTATTTTGAACATTAAATGATAACTCAGTTTTCCCCCGAAGTTTTAAGATTTCGTTCCAATCATTCCACTTAGGATCTATATCGTAGCAAGTTAGCTTTTTAGGCTGTCCTGCTAATAATGCCACGGTGCTAACTCCGTGGCGTGTACCAAATTCCGTTACTGTGTCCACCTGTGAGGCTAGATCCCGCAGCGTGGGAAGGTGTTCGTTGATATCACAGGGAGATTGACACAAGTATTTGTAAAGCTGCTCTAATTGCATATCTATATTCCTATTGCTACAATAAAATCTAATCTAGCAATTTTTGAGGGGATTAAATGTAAATGCTGACAGACTTTAACAGCGACGACGCTCCCGATATTAGCCCTAGTCCTAGTGGATTTAGTAGCCCCAATCTAAGAAAGTGCGCCGAAGTAATTCAATTCATGGAAACCTTACAAGAATTTGAAGTTGATCTAGAAGATGAACTATTAAAAACTATTCAGAAAATATCAGCCATGCCATCATTTCAAAAGGCTAGAGCCATATACGATCAGAATACTTATCTAGCAGCACAGGAATTGAGTAATAGTTGGAGGCAAAAAGTATCAGATTTAGAAAATGCGTACATTGATGCCAAAACTAATTTAATCAAACAAAAAAAAGAAACACTAAAAGTAATTGAGGACAATGCTGATCTAAGGGAGTCTAATAAGTCGGCGCTAAAGATTATTGAGGATAACGCTGCTTTAAAGGAAGAAAATAAAGCCTTGCGAGGACATCTAAAAAAACTAGGCTATGAAATGGTCTATGTTGATGTGCCAGAATCCGAACCAGAAAACGCTTCCGACTAGCTATAGGGAACGGCTAGGTTATTAGTCAGAAGATAATCAGATAAGTTCCCCATTCCATTAATTTCTACCTCAGAAAGATATCGCCCAAAGCTGTCCTTTTGGGTTTCTTTTTTTACCCGATGGTTTTTAATAGTCTTAATAATTATTTTTTGACCAGTTAAAACTCGAAGCTGATTAAATAATGCCCTGCCTTCTGGAGTTTTCATTTCAGGAGCATTAACCCGATTTAATCTAAGAGTTTGTCCCCGTAGCCAGATATCAAAACCAGCGTCAATATCAACTACTAGGGTATCGCCATCAACAACGCGAGTGATGACAGCGTTATAGGTGTACGGTTCTCCTACCATTGATAGCTTCCTCTAATCTCTAAAGCATAATTGCTCCTAGTGTATTTGTTCTATCCTAACACTCTCAAAACTTCAGTATATTTACTGATGACAATCAAGAGTAGGCATGAGATATTAAGGGTATAAACCAATCAAACAAAGGACAAACGCAATGAAAACAACTGATTTTGTAGTTACAGGGAAAATAATTGGGACAGTTGATGAGGACAATGTAGCATGGGGATTAACTGGCAGTTCCCCATCGTGCTACCCTCGCATCATTGGCGAAGTAGGCGAAAAAGAAGCAGCACAAAGAAATTTTGAAAATAGCATTATGCTATTAGCCGAAGATATTCTTACCTTACTAAGATGGGAAACTACCTATTTAAAAGACGAAATTTCTTTAAAAGAAATCGAAAAAAACATTTTGCTTAACATTGCAAAATGCCGAATGGGTTGTATCTATTCTTCCGACAAAAATGAACGGTTGCAGTTCCTCAACGGGGAGGTTCGATTAAGAGTAGGAAGCCAACAATACGGAAAAAATTATCCTATTTACTACTCGTCTAAAAACATGATTGAAGGCAAGGGATATCGTCCTTAAAAGCCTATCAGACAAAAACAAACAAGAGGATAAAACAATGTACTATTTTATAATCCCACACCCGCAAATCGACCTAAATACATTATCCCTCTTAGTATTTTGCGACTACTCGAATGGCAGTTGGACTTACAAAAATGAAGACAATGATATACCAGTCCCAAGCGAGTCGCAAATATGGAAAGTTTCAGATCCACTGCATCAACTAACCATAAAGTTCTATTGCTTGGGTGTTCCAATTTGTCCATCTGGAATAAAGTCTTACCCTGTAAACAACAGGAAACTTGTTTACATAAAGAAAGTGATGGCTAGTCCCGTAAAACGATTTATGACAATCCCAATTATATGACGTTTCTATTGGTCCCGTAAGGGGCTTTTTTAATGCTTATCGTTTTTAGCCGTTTCTGCTCCTATCCTTTTGGCAATCTCATCAAGCCCATGAAATTTAAGTGCATCCTCAATTATTGAGCGTCCTGCCATCGTCACCCGTTGGAATGCTCCCGACAACTCAGAGACATCCCTAACGCTTAAGAATGGATCAGCAAGCCCTACAGACTCTCTTTCCTCTGGGCTAATAGCGTTAAGTTGAATCTGTTTTAAGAGTCGTTTCTCTACCTCAACTTTTAGCTCATAGCCCTCACGAAACGGTCTAACCAATGCCTCAAAGGTTTCCTTTTGGCTTTCCAATTTTGCGTTAAGGTGACACCGCCGCAGCCATTCATCGTAAAGATCGGCTCTTTCGTGCCATCGGTGATCAGTTGCGTATCGCTCTAGCCTTCCGTTCCTAGTGCGCGTATCATTATCTTTTCGCTCCGATAATTTCCTGTTTGCTCTTAAAGATTGAAGATGATCCGCCACAAGCTGAACCGTTCTAATCGGTCCCATTTCCAAAAATACCCATAGTGCGCTGTAAGCCGTGCTAGTTTCCCCTTCTAATTTTTCAATTGGGCAAGTTGGCAGCGAAAAATCCATAATTTAATCATAATAGTTGTACCTAAATTGTAGTATAGAGATATTTAATATGCTGAGTTTTTCGTGAGTAGGTATATAGAACAACTAGGATTATCCACAATTCACGAATTAATTGATTGGAGTGTAGGGTTTGAGTTACAAGAGGCTCAAGAATCTTTTCCGATGTTTGAACCACACCCAGGGGCACAAGCCGCGATGGTAGAGCTTTTAAAAAATCCTGATGGAAAATTATCCCTGTGGTACAAAGGAGGAATTAATGCGGGTAAGAGCTTTTTAGGGGCTTGGTCAGTAGTTTATCGCTCTGAAATTGACCCCCAGTTCGGTATTCCATTAGAGCCAAATAGAGAAAGTTCCGAAGCAACAGCCAAGGCGATCGCCGCCAATCGTCATTGCTATATCGGCAAAAAGCAAACCTTCCACTACGTCCTTTCTGCGGATTCTTTCACAGGGAAAACCAAAAACTCCAAAGAGGTAGGTAGAGGATTACAGGTAAGATGGGTATGGGCTGATGAGTATGCTTACTCTGTTAAGGGCGCTTTTGATACGATTATGGGACGGATTGGAAGGGGTAAGGGGGAAAGTAGTGGGATGCTCCTCATAACCAGTTCGATTAATAAGAATCAGCCTTACAATTACTGCTATAAAATCTTTGACGACCCAAAAAGAACAGATGACCAAAAAGCTAAATTTTTATCAATAGCAGGGACTAGCCTAGAAAATCTACACGCCGATTCTGATTATATCGACAGGATGAAAGCCACCTTAACTCCTGAGCTATTCAAGCTTGAAATCTTGTCGGAATATAGCATGATCACAGAAGGGCTAATCTTTAAATATTTTGACAGGAAAACCCATCTAATCCCTGAATCAATAGCCACCTATGACAAAAGATTTCCTATTCATATTAGTTTTGACTTTAACCACTCCCCCGCCACTGCCATAGTTGCTCAATTAATAGCAGGGGAAATCATAATAATCAGAGAGTTCTTTTTACTTAACTCAGACACTTTTGAGCTTGCCAAAGAGGCAGGAAAGTATTTAAAATCTCTCAAGCCTAGCAAGATTTATATTCATGGTGACGCTTCGGGAAATCAAAAAACAGCTAACAGTAAAAATACTAACTGGGGAATAATTAAAGAAGAATTTAACCTTCTAAAATTCACTTGGGAGACTTGTTACAAGCTCTCGAATCCATCCGTGCAAGACTCTATTAACGCTCTTAACGCTACTTTCTACCACAATAGACTGTTCCTATCAGACACTTGTGATGAGCTGATAGCTGACTTAGAATCCCTTAAATGGATAGAAGGAAAAGCAGAAATTGACAAAAAAACCGACTTAATGCGTTCGCATTTAGCCGATACTTTAAGGTATTTGAACTGGGACATCTATCCTTTGGCACAAGGGAAGGCAAGCCAAGAATCTCAAACTATTTGGTAGACTTTGCCTGTATATAATCCTTAAGAATCTCAGAGGATTTTTTTGTTGCTGATTGGATATCT